GCCAAGCTCATTGCACGTGACCAGGTGGGCAAGTTCCATGGGTACTTGGCCCAAGAGCGCCAAGGGCGGCTGGGCATTACGCGGTACATCTGGCGCACGCTGAACGATGAACGCGTGAGAGACGACCACAAAGAATTGGACGGCGATTCACGATCGTGGGACCAGTCACCTATCCCAGGGGAGGAAATACAGTGCAGATGTTACGCGGAACCGGACCTAGCTTCCGCGCTTGGCGATGCTGGATTTGAATCGGAGCCGTATGACGCTGATGGTTAGTCTTTTGATGTTGTTGACGCATGCTGAAACCCGTTGCAAGCGCGATGCTGTAAAAATTTGCATCGAACGCGACGCGCGGGGGGTTTGTCGGTTGTGGCATGACGTGGAAATCGTCACATGCCCGGGCAAGCCGCCCCCGCCCCCGCCTGTGGACCCCACACCAATAGACAGCAAATGGGGCTTGCCGGGTTGTGCGCCTTAGAGGCACCCTTTGCCGGTAGGGCATTCGGTCTTTTTGGGCGCCTGGCCAGACTCTTCAAGGTACATTTGCATGAACGTGGGTGCTGAGATGCACTTCGCCTCACCTGGTTCGGTGTCGGTTTGTGGCTTCATGCGAGCACACATCCACAGGTCATGTTCCACAGGGTCGATTTTCGTCATGGTGTAGGTGTCAGGCGGGAGCGTTGGCGCCCCCGCACACGAACAAGAAACACACAGCAGGGCAGACAGTAAGAACAAAGCGCGCATACTGACAGCTTAAGCGCACCCTGCAAGCACGCGCCCACAGGTGAGATCGCAAAAGTTGCGAGGGTGTCTGATTTTAGTGCGACACAAAACGTCAGACCCACAGAGCAAGTCTGGCTAAGTTATTGATATCACTAACTAGTGAGGGCTTTCAGACGCCCGGCATGGTTACTGCAATCTATATCTTTACACGCAAACGAAGGGGAAACACAATGTACACAGGCGCCGCATACGAGACCACGAAAAATTTCAGCTCAGCGAACCTTAAGACCGTTATTCGCTTGGCCATCATCGCAGAAATGGGCTCTGCGTTTGCGAAACATTTTGACATTAAAGTCACGGGCGGGGGCTTTCGCGTAAGGGTGATTGTGCGTGATAGTCGCAGCGCGTGGGCGGGGGCTGAAATGAACCACAGAAAAGAAACCTGGGCGATGGAGGTTGACCGTCGTATCAGTGCCGTCCTTGGCAACTTTGACAAGCAATATGATGAGATGAACTCGGCCCGCCTTATGACAGTGGAGTTTGTAAAAGTATGAAAAAACAAAAGAAAAACCTAGGTGGGCGCCCTTCCAAGGGTCTCACCGAAGCTGCGGTGCTCGTAAGGGCCCCGGCTTCGCTTGTACAAGAGGCCGCAAGGGACGCGGAGCAAAACAAGCTCACAGTGGCCCAGTGGTGGCGCAATGCTGCCCTCAATTATCTCACAAAGGAGGAAAAGTGACTGAAATTACACGGCATTTTTTGCGCGAGCTGCGGCGCGATATGGACTCGCACGGCGACCGTGCTCTTGCAGAGCGGGTGCAGCATCTAATCGCGGCTTACGAACAGCTTTGCGAAGATTACGCCCAAACCGAGTTAGATCGTGACACGTTCTTGGCGCGGTTAGAGGCGTTTGTGGGCAAGTTCAAAGAGGTGGGAACATGAGTGAAAAAGAGGACAGCCGCACCATTAGAGCCGTGCACGCGCTTACCTACGCCGCGGGCATGCCCCCAAGTGAGGAACGCGCCGCGTTATTGTTGGGCGCTGCGCTGTTGTATGCTGCGGGTGTGTTGGCAGAGTATGGGTTAGAGTACACTGCAGCCGTTGGCACACTCGCAAAGCGTGCGGTCTTACATGCAGAGTTTGCGGAGAATGCTCAAAAAAGAGACACCAAAAACTAGAGGTTTCGAGGGTTTAGGTGTGGCGTGCCACTTGCTCTATAGTCTCACATGAGCGACGAAAACTACAGCGACGACTACAAGTTTGCGACCCTGTGCGATGCGATTCTAGCGGCTGTGCGACATGATGAAGCTTACTGTATGTGCAACAACTGCCACACCAAACGGGTGCTAGCTGTAGAGGGGATGATTGCCAGTATGTTGGACGCTAAGCCCGCCAAGCAAACCAGCGCGGGCGTTGAATGGGCGCGAAGTCTTGAGGTCACGAGAAAGTCACGGGTGCGCTGATGTTGAATCCAAGTGTAAGAGAGACACTTCGAGCTTTCGGGGTCGAAGGTAGGACGTGGGGGCGGGTTGTGGTCTTACGTATTGGCGCCATTGAGCGCACCCTGGTGAACCCTCGTGATGCTGAGATATTGCGGGCAGGATACGGCCTTAGAGTTGAGTGGGAATCATGGCGGGGCCCTGTGCTCGCCCCGGCGGATTTCAAGGGGGTGTGAAAATGGTCGCGATGTTTTGGACGATTTGCTTTGTTGGGTTGATTGGCATCATTGAGCTTTTCCGCGTGACCTGGAATTACTTTAATGTGAGCAGTTTCACGCGGGTGGGTAGTGCATCGGAAGATTTTAAAAAGTGGCAACGTGAGAGAGAGGGCAAGCAATGATAACGGCGAACGTGTTGAAGCGGATTTCGAAACTTGAACAGAGCGAAGACTATGACCAGTTAGCAGACTGCATTTCGGTGCTAATGGGGGCTGCCCTTGAAGGGAGACAAGAGGCCGATTTGATTTTTTCGAATCAAGAGGCCCTTCGCATCGTCGAAGATTTGAAGGCGTTGGGGTATCGAATCACGAGATCGCAACCGGCCGCCATACCGTCCAAGACCTGGTACACCGTGGGGTGGCGCTAATGTTTACCGTCGACCAAATCAAGGAAATTACGACGAACATAGGCCCGCCTTGGCAACGCGTTCTAGGCGTTGCGGCCCAGAAGGGCACATGGGTTGAAATCTACGCGGAAGGGGAACAGGTCCTTGATTGGCGTCGGCTGTTCATTTCGCTAGGCTTCCAAGTCGAAATCAAGTGGGCGGAAGATTTGCCCTCGGGCGCCATATTGCGGGTTGACTGGAGTTCTTAGAATGTTTTGGCTCTATTTGATTGCCAGCTTTTCGACGTTTTGCATGGGTTTTTATTCGGTGTCACAAGACAACGAAGGGGCCGCGTTGATTTGCGGGGGGGCGTTTTGCATCTTTTTAAGTTGGACAATTAGCGCTTTTTTTAATGAGGGGGACGACGAATGAAGCCACTTCCAATCGAGGAGGCCCGAAAGCGAACCGCAGACACTTACGCGCGCATGCGCGTGAGTGATGCTACGACGGCGAAGATCAACGCTAACATCCTAGCGGCGGCAGATCGTGGGGAGCGAACCACAGAGGCCACCGTAACAGAAGATGAGCTCGAGGCCGTTCGGCAAAGGTACGAGGGCGAGGGGTATGCAGTGGGCCGCATGCCGGGGAGTGTGTTCTACAGTCGCGTGTGCCTTTCTTTTCGGTGGTGAACCGTGCACGAAATCCCAGGTTTTGAGCGCTACGCGCCCGACAAGATAAAAAAAGCCTTGATGAACCTCACATGTTCAGGGGTAGAGGGCCACCGGACGGAATGGAATGCTTTTGTAACGTCGCACCCCATGCCGGAGAAAGATCAATGGGGCAGTTGGACGTGGGACACTGCCCTGGGGTTTCTCTGCTCTAAGTGCGGGTGCGTTGTTTACGTGAAGGAAACCGCGGTGCTTTCAGACGACTGGCTTTCAGACTGATAACAAGCATCGGTGATGCCCTTTGAGCCGACAAATCGAAGGGAAGTAAGCGCGCCGGAGGCCTCACAAGGACCTTGGGCGCGTTCGGGACGTTCCTCCCCAAAACAACATGTGCCCCGTGCATGGCGATCACGGGGATCTTTACCTTTTTGCTGAACCCTTGCACAACGTGTTACCTTGTGCACATGTCAGTTAGACGGTTTGACCGCGCCCAAGTAGGGAAAGCGGTTCGCCTTGATAACGGTTGGATAAAAGCCCCGGCGCGAATCACGCGCGCGGGTGTTTTCGTTTATCAAAAGTCCGACGGTACGAAAGTTCGCGAGCTTCGATTGCCCGAGGAAGTTTTCGCTGAAGATGCGGTGAACTCCTTTGCGCTGGTCCCTCTGACAGACGACCACCCCGGTGAACTCACCGCAGCAAACACCCGAGCGCTTCAAGTCGGAAGCGTGGGTGAACTGAAACGCGACGGCAATTTTTTGTCGGGCCAAGTCATGGTTACCGATGCGGCCGCGGTTGAGAAAGTACTTGCTGGCAAGGTTGAACTGTCGGGCGGCTATTTCTGCGAACTCGAGAAAGCCCCGCCTGGCGCTCGTTTCGATGGGCAAGAATACGATTTCATTCAAAGAAAAATCCGCGGGAACCACGTCGCGATCGTCGCGAAGGGGCGCGCGGGCCCGGAAGTTAGAATCCAACTTGATTCGGCTGATGCTGTGTTGGTCGAAGATGAGGCTACTGAAATGACTGTGGAAGAGACTAAGCCGACCCTCACGGTCGAAACCGTTGGCGACGTAAAACCCGACCCCGTTTTGCAAGCCCGTGCGGATGCGGCGGAAGTCAAAGCCGACGCGGAAGCCAAGCGCGCGGACGCGGAACAAGCCCGCGCCGATGCGGCCGAAGTAAAAATCAAGGAACTTGAAGGCAAGCTGGCGCTCGCAATCGAGCCCGCTGCGGTTCAAGCCATGGTCGCCGAACGCGTGGCCCTCGAAGCTCAGGCCCGCGAATTCGTGGGCGATATGAAACTGGACGGTTTGGACAATCTGGCCGTGCGCGGCGCGGTTGTGAAAACCCTTGCCCCTGAACTGTCCCTTGAAGGCAAGGGCGCCGAATACGTGGGCGCGTTGTTTGACTCGCTCACCTTGATGGCAAAGAAACAGAACAAAGTTTCGCAAGCGGGCGCGAAAGCGACCCAAAACGAGAAAACCACCCCAGCGGCGTCTCACGGGACTCCGTTTGAAAAACTGACGGCAGATTTCTTCGGCCGAAAATAAGGAAAATCATCATGGCACAAACTTCTTACTCTAACACCTTGTCGGCAGCCTATGAAGGCTACATTGCTGACAGCGAATCCAGCCGGGTTATGCCCTTGCGAAATTCGATTGGTTCTACTCAACCCTATGGCCGCGCGGTCTGCTTTAGCACCACGGAAGGCGACTTCCGAGCGTGCGCCGCTACTCGCGTGCTCGCTGGCATCTTGGTTCGCGCAAACGACCACGAGCTTGACGCATCGGGCTTGCCTGCTTCTGAAGTGGGCAATATCTTGGTTGAAGGTTCGGCCTGGGTTGTTGTTGAGGAAAACGTTGTTCCGGGCAACCCCGTGCGAGTTCGCTTGACCGCAGGTAGCGGTGAGACCGTCGGAGCTTTTCGAACCGGTGCAGATTCGACCGATTGCGCACTTATTCCCAATGCAGTCTATGAGACTGCGGCCTCGACAAGCGGGCTTGCTCGCGTTCGAATCAATCTCCCAGGCACTAGCGCCACAATGGCCTTGACCGCCGACGCGTAAGCGAAAAGGAAAACACACAATGTCTATCATCACTTCACGACACATGAAACTGGACGAAGCCGCGCAAGCGCGTGCTGATGTCCAAGCTGAACGCCTCTATAACTCCGGCTCTTTCGCGATGAAAGAAGACTCGGTTTTCTTCTCGCGTGAGCTTGAGCTGATTTCGCAAGAAATCGCAATGACCAAGTATGCGGACTTGGACGCTGAGAAGTTGCTTCCTAACCGCATCCAAGTTCCCGAAGGTGTTGACACGTACACTTGGAAGTTATTCGATATGCGCGGCGCCGCCGTCCCTATGTCAGGTTCTGACTCGGGCGCTCCCTTGGCGCAAATTGAAGGCGAAGAAATGTCGGCCTACCTGCAATCGTTCAAGATTGCTTACGGGTGGGACGTGGAAGAAATCGCCAAGGCCCGTCACACGGGTTTGGCTTTGGACCCCATGCGAGCCGAAGCCGCCCGCCGCGCGCTTGCTGAGAAGATGAACTATGTGGCCCTGTTGGGTCACTCTAACAAGAGCATCAAAGGTCTGTTCAACTTGGCCAGCACCCGCACCTATACGGTGCCTGATAAAGCGGCCTCAGGTACTGATACCAAGTGGACGGTTGCAACTGCCGATGAAATCTTGACCGATATGTTCGCAATGGTTGACGATATTCCGAACAACAGCGCCAACATCGAAAGCCCCAAACGATTGCTCTTGCCACACGCTCGCTTGCGGTTGATTTCTCGCGCGCCTCGCACCACAACGGACAGCAAGACCGTTCTCCAGTACTTTATGGAGAACCGCCCTGGTGTCGAAGTCATGGGTGCAAACTTGCTTGATACGGCCGGCGCCGGTTCTACCATGCGCGCGGTTGCTTACGATCCGGCCCAAGTTAAATGGTTGGTTTCGGTTCCCTTCAACCAACTGCCCCCACAGGTCCAAGGCTTCCGCACCGTCGTGAACGCCTATGGCCGATTCGGTGGCGTCATCACCAGCTATCCAAAATCTGTTCTTTACGCGGATGACATCTAATCCCTCCCCTCGGATGTGAACCGCGGCGGGCGGGGGTTAATTCTCCCGCCCGTTTTTTCTACTTGGAGTGTGAACCGTGGCCGCTTGGACTGCAACAGAAGTGAAGACGAATTACGTAGAGTTCGCAGCGGTCTCGGACGGCACGGTCAATGTTTACATCGCGCGAGCAAGCGCGGAAATCAATGAAACCACATGGGGCACGCGGGCGAAATGGGCTGGAATGGCCTTGACCGCGCATTTTATGGCACTGGATTCGTTGGGCACTAGCGGGGGCTCACCGGGCGGAAGCTCAGGCGCGGGCGCCGTTTCTGCTATGTCTGTGGGCGGGGTTTCGGTCTCGTACGATACGAGCGGAGCTAGCACGGCAGTTGCGTCGGGCTACGCCGCGGACCTTACGAAAACCCGTTACGGACTTGAGTATATTCGTTTGAGCAAGCTGCAAATGCAAGGAATGCAAATTCTGTGAAGCCCTTGGTTCAACTTGACACCAAAAAGCTAGCGCAACGGCTGGACCGTGTGCGCTTGGCGATGGAAGTCTTGAAGCGGCGCAAGTCGTATGTCAAGGCGGGCGTGTTGGCGTCTAAAGACGCGCGCGCGAGCGGTGAAGTGGGCAACGTTGAACTAGCAGTGATTCACAACTATGGCGCCTCTACGGTGCCAGCGCGGCCTTTCATTCTGCCGCCGTTTTTGAAAAACAAAAAGAAATATCGTGCAATTTTGACGGCTGCTTTCAAGCAATCGCTTGCCCAAGGCCGGCCCGATGATTTCGATAGGGCTTTGGGTCTCGTGGGGATGAGCATGCAAGCCGATATTCGCAATTATGTGACGCAAGGGGCGAACTTGGCAACTAACGCGCCGTCTACAATCAAGGCCAAGGGGTCTAGCCGTCCGCTTGTCGACACTGGGAACTTGCTGCAATCAATCTCCTATGAGGTGGTCAGTTGAGCCTTTTTGACCTTTCCTCTGTGGTCAACGCGCTTTCTACGCACACCTTGACGGTGACGCGTGACGCTGCGAACACCTACAACAGCTACGGCGAAGCCGCGGCACGATCTACGGCTTCGACTTTGACCGTCAAGGCGAGCATTCAGCCCTTCGACGATAAGTTCGCACAGACCCCCGACGGGCCTTCTGATAGTCAATTTGTGCTCGCATTCTCAGTGACCGCGCTGGCAGTGCGCGACAGGTTCCCCCTGTCAGGGCTAGGCACGTATGAAGTGCAAGAGGTGGAGCCTTGGGGTCCTTCGGGCAACTACTACAAGTCCACTTGTCGCAGGTTGGACAGTGAGGAACCGCGCGCATGAGCTTCCAGACTGTAGAGCGAGCGATTCAACAGCAGGCCACCACGGCCACGGGGCTGACGTGTATTTGGGAGAACCAAAGCCGCACCCGCCCAGCCCGTCCTTTCGTTTCCATGAACATTGTGAACATGGAATCGGTGTCGACCATTGGGGACACGCTGGACAACCCAACACCCAGCGCGGGCGCGGAAATCCTCGTCCGCACGACCGATCACCTAGAGTTCACCGTTCAGTTCAACGTTTACACGGCCGATATTGTTGGAGTGAATGCGGCGCGCTATCGGGCCCACAAGCTGGCCACGCATTTCGACAAGGAAACCACGATTGACGCGTTAGATCTCACCAGCCCCGAAACGATCGCGGTTGTCGGGCGTTCACCTGTGGTCGACTCCACAACCGTGCTAGAAACAGAGTACGAAGGTCGGGCCAGCGTGACCATAACTTTTAGAACCGCAGTTACATTTGACGATGCGGTTACATACATCGAAACCGCCGAATTCACCGGCACCTATTCTTGAAAGGTTTGAAACATGGCTTCACTCAATGACATCGCGACCGTTACCGTGAGCACCACGAGCGTTCCAATTCAGCAAGCGGGATTCGGAATCCCCTTGATTGCGGACTATCACACCAAAAACGTCGACCGCGCGCGTACCTATACCAGTCTTTCAGGAATGGTCACGGACAACTTTGCTACTACTGATTCTGCGTACCTTGCAGCCGCGGCCGCGTTCGCTCAGAACCCCGCGCCCGCTAAAATCGTCGTAGGGCGTCGGGCGAACTCGCCCACACTTCGTTGCGTGGTGACTCCCAACGCAGCTAACAGCACGGTTTACAAACTGAACGTGCTTTCGGTTGCGGGTGTTGAAACCGAAGTTTCTTACACGTCCGACGGAACCGCAACCGCAGCGGAAATCGCGACGGGTTTGAAGGTCGCTATTGACGCTTTGAGCGCGGGCCTTACGGTGACCGATAACACCGGTTCCATCACGATTGTTGCGACCACTTCAACGAATTTCTTTGGCATCGAACTGGTAGACGCGCAACTGAACTTGATGAAAATCGCTTGGACGCATGCCGATCCAGGCATCGCAGCGGACTTGGCTGCAATCCTGCTAGTTGATTCGAGCTGGTACGGCGTGACCTTGACCTCTTGTGGCGAGGCCGAAATCGCAGCGGCCGCGGCTTGGGTTGAAAGCAACAAAAAGCTGATGATTCAGCACACACCCGAAACGGACTGTGCGAACGTCACCGAAAGCGGGGGAGCTTCGGACGTAGGTCACGATTTGAAAGCCTCGCTGTACTACCGCACCGCGCTTATCATGCACCCCAGCTCGTACAGCATGGCGGGTGCTGCGATGATTGCGGGCATGGCATACGACCCCGGCTCTATGACCTTCAAGTTCAAGACCCTTCGAGGCATCTTGACTGTCCCCTGGACCTCGACGCAACTGACGAACCTCAAAGCCCGTAATATGAATTTCATGACGGATTATGCAGGCTACTCCTTCGTTTCTGAAGGCAAGGTTTCGGGCGGCGAATGGATTGACTTCATTCGTGATCGCGACTGGTTCGAATCCCGTTTGCAGACAGAAACCGTCATTGCCCTCGCTGGCGCTAAGAAGATTCCGTTTACCGATAAAGGCGCGGGCGTGGTCGAAGGTAAAGTTCGCGCGGTCATTCGCGAGGCCCAGCTTGCTGGATTCTTGAGCGACGATCCGGATTCGGTGACGGTTGTTATTCCCAAAGTGGCAGACGTTTCAGGGGCTAACAAAACCTTGCGAAAACTTGCCCCCATTACTTTCCAAGCGACCGCAGCGGGCGCGATTCATGAAGTGGCCATTACTGGCACTGTGAGCATCTAAAAGGATTTTGAGCCATGGCCAAAACATACAACAGCAAACGTTTGAAGGTCTCTTTCTCCGGTGTGCTTATCACCGGCCTTGCCGAAGGTGACAACGCAATCGAAGTGACGCGCAATCAAGACGCGTTCACTTTGATGGTAGGCGCGGATGGCGAAAGCGCGCGCGCCGCGAATCCCGACAACTCGGGCCGCGTGACGATTCGCCTTATGCAAACCAGTGCGAGCAATGACGCTTTGAGCGCGTTGCATGAGCGCGACCGTTACAGCAACGTGGGCCAAGCCCCCTTGTTCATCGGCGACGCTACGGGCACCACGGTTATCAGCGCCCAAGCGGCGTGGATTGTCAAAGTGTCTGACATCGTGCTGGGTGCAGGTTTGAACGCTCGTGAATGGGTCTTCGAAACAGGTGACCTGCAAGTGTTCTCTGGCAGTAACCTCTAAGAATCCGCCCTAGGTTGGCGGGTTCTGCGCACCGCGATCTTGCCCTCGCGGTGCGTTTCTCTTTCCCCGTTACATTGCCCGCATGAGACCTCAAGAGGAAATCACGGTTCCAACCGTGTACGGAGATACGAAGTTCACCATTCAAGCAATGGACGGGAATTCAGGCTATCGCTTGGCGGTTAAGGTCGCAAAATGGCTTTCGGCCGGACTGTCAAAGGGAACGTTTGACGCGACCAACGCCATGGGATGGCTTGCGGTTTTGCACGAAATCCCCGAAGAAGAATTCGACAAGGTGCGAAAAGACGTGCTCAAAGGCGCACTTGCTGAGGTCGAAGGGGAATTTCAAGATGTGACCGAAGGGTTCACAAACCTGGCCTTTGCAGGGCATCCGGGGGGGCTCATTAAGCTGGTTTTTGCGGCAACTAAGCTCACCGTCGGAAATTTTTTGAAAGACCTCGGGGTTCAAGGGTTGGCTCCGAAGTCGACAACCCCGGAAACGAAACAACCCAAAGCCGGTATGAAGCTCCCGAGGGGGTAGACTGGCCTGTTTGGCGCTTGATTTTGCAAGGCGTTGCGACCTTACAAGAGATCGAGACCCATTGGTGTTTGTCGGATGTGGTCACCGCTAACCGCGCGTTAGATGCTAAGCTAGACGCTGAACGTCAGGCATACGAAAAGCAAAGGACCGCTAAATGATTGTCGAGGAACTTGTCGCGAAGCTCGGGCTAGAGGTCGACTCTAGCGCGTTGTCTACGCTCAATGGGTTCTTGAATCAAATCCAAAGCGGATTCGCGGGCCTCGCAGCGGCCGCGGGCGCTGTGGGTGTAGGCATTGCTGCCGCGATTGGGTCGGCTGCTAGTGCGGCTGATAACCTCGGAGACCAAGCCGCCAAGCTCGGCGTAGGCGTCGAAGCGCTTCAAGAGCTGGGCTTTGCCGCAACCATGTCCGGTTCAAGCGCGGAAGCCATGGCGGAAGGCTTGAAGCATCTTAACCGCACGCTTGTAGATGCATCACAAGGCAGCTCAGAAGCTGCAAAAGCACTGGCAGGGATTAGCACACGCGACGCCAACGGAGCCTTAAAGAGTGCCGATGCTGTGCTAGGTGACCTCGCTGAGAAGTTCAAGAACCTCCCCGAAGGACCTGAACGCAGCGCGCTTGCAATGAAAATCTTTGGGCGCTCGGGCGCTGAGCTAGTGCCCTTGCTTGCCCAAGGGGGCGCCGAAATCGACAAGCTCCGCAACCGCGCCAATGAACTGGGGCTGGTGTTCTCAGGCGACGCGGTGAAGGACGCGCAAGCCTATGATGATGCGTTGAAAGAGCTTCAAGGGTCCTTGATTGGACTTCGCAACACGTTCGCGACGCGCTTTTTTAAAGGTGTTACCGAGTTCTTCAAGCGCTTCACTGACCTTGCAATCAAGCTACGTCCAGCCGTCGACGAAGTAAGCAAAGGCATTCAAAAGTTTTTCGGCGCAATCGGCGAAGCCGCGTCTGAAGTTTCGGACTTCTTTTCGAGCCTGGATAGAATGTCGGGCGGGCTTCTTACCGCTTTCACGACGTTCATGAAAAATGAAGGCGCCATAAACCTGGTCAAGGCTGCGCTACTTGGGTTGGGCGTTGTGGGCGTGGCGTCGGGGCTTGCGGTTGCGGCTTCATGGATTGCTGCGGCGCTTCCGTTCATCGCGCTCGCCGTGTTGGTAGGGTTGGTCACCGATGAGATTTACACCCTTATTAAGGGTGGGGACTCGCTCACGCATTCAATTGATCTCTGGTTCAATTCGGTGGACCCCACAGATAACCCTCTGTTAGTCGCACTTAAGACCATCGGGGCACTGGTCTTAGATATCACAGACCCGGCCAAGTGGGACAAGTTCTTTAAATTGTTTGGAATGTTTAGTGGGGCCGTTAACGCTGTGGTGCCTGGATTGGGGTTAGCTACGGGCATTGCTGCGGGCGTGGGCACTGCGGGAAGGACCTCACAGGGTATCGAGGCTGCACTTTCCCCTTCCGCACAGAGCCCCCAAGCATCCGCGGCGCTTTCTTCGCAAGCCCAGAACTTCAACGCACCCGTGAGCGTGAACGCTCCAATCACGGTGAATGCGGCGCCCGGCATGTCCGAGGAAATGGTTGCGAAGAAAGTGAACGAGCAACTAACTTCACACATTCAAGCGGCCGCGCCCGCCATAAAGGCGAAGTGATATGGCCACTAAACTTCAATTCACGTTTCGCGATGGGAACAACCTCGACACCATCATTCTTGATGCGACCTTGACCGAGCGCCATTCGTATCAAGCGGACGTGACTGAGAGCCCCGTGGAAAAAGGGGCCAACGTTTCGGACAACATCCGAGCAAAGCCCGACGTGCTGTCTATTGAAGGCTTCATCGCGGACTTCCCGCTTGCCAATGACGGGCGTTCGAAAACGAATAGTGCAGGCCCCACGGCCCAGAACCGCCCTCCTTCGGTGGGGGAGCGCTCCAAGAACGCCCTAGCCCAGCTTCGACGATTGCAGACGGAAGGCGTTCTTATCACCGTGAGCACTGCGGTTACAGAATACAAGTCAATGTGCCTGCAATCTTGTGAGGTCTCTAGAAACTCGAAGCTAGGCGCGGGCATTCCTGTAAGTTTGGTTTTGAAACAAATCAACCAAGTCGAAACCAAGCGTGTTCAGGTCGTGCGAGCAAAAGAGAACAAAGGCAAGCCGAAGGTCAAAGAAGGCAAGAAAGATAAGCAACTGCCCACGACGGCCGAGGAAAGCAAAGCGGCATTTGCGAAAGATTTGGCCTTTGGGGCGATGGGAATTGCCAAATGATTATCTTGCCAACTCGCACCGATGTCCCTAGGTACACCTTCCAAATCGACTTGGATGAATCCACGTTCAATTTCTCGTTTGAATGGAATGACCGTGATTCATCATGGTACATGAGCATTTCAGACGCGGACGAATTGCCCTTGTTAATGGGGCGCCGTGTGTGTGTCGGGGCTCCGTTGTTGGACAGGTTCAACAAAGCCGGGCTGCCGGCGGGGCTTTTGTACGCAATCGACACCACGGGGAAGAACATAGAGCCGGACTTTGCTGACCTGGGTGACCGGGTGAAACTAATGTACCTCGAGGCGGCAGACCTTGCCTAAGCTTTTCAAACGCGCGTGGGGCGTGAGCGTTGAAGGGGTCCAGTCGACTGGGCTCAGGGTGGTTTTTACCGTCAAGAAAACCCTCAAAAAAGAACCCAATCAAATCGACCTTAAAATCTACAATCTTTCAGAAGCCTCCCGCGGGCAAATGAAATCGAAGGGGTCTCTGGTTACCCTTTCCGCAGGGTACGAACAGAACAACGGTTTGATTTTCACGGGGGATTCGCGAAGTGTTGACCACGTGCACGAGGGGCCGGATTGGATAACCCACGTTCGTTGCGGCGACGGCGAAAAGGCATTCGAGTTCAATCGGATTTCCAAGTCATTCAACGCGGGCGCGACCGTCAAACAAGTCATAACGGATGTTGCCAAAAGCGTAAGCGCCAACATCGGGAACGTCCCCAAGGTGTTGGCGGGACAGTTGAAGTTTGACCAGTTTGTTAACGGATTCGTGGCGCACGGTGACGCGTCGAAGGTGTTTGACGATTTGATCAAATCGCAGGGCCTTACCTGGTCCATTCAAGACGGGGCGCTACAGTTGCGCAACGGCGATGGGCCGGCGGTCGAAGATGTGTTCACGCTTTCTTCCTCCACAGGGTTGATTGGCTCGCCCGACCATACGACCCCAACAGACGAAAAGAAGCCCTCGGTTTTGAAAGTGAAGTCGTTCTTGATTCCCCAGATTCGTTGCGGGGGGATGGTGGACATTCAATCGCGCTCGATTAACGGCCGGTTTGTTGTCTTGTCCTTGACTCACGAGGGGGATTCACACGGCCCTAACTGGTTCACCAGCATGGAAGTGCAGGCCAAGCCATGAGCATAGTTGATTCGTTGGGCGAACTGATTAACCGAGGGCTTGCCGCACAGGCGCAAGGCTTGCGCGTCATGCTGCCCGGTAAAATCGACTCTTTCGACCCTGCCACGCAAAAGGCCAACGTCAAGCCGTTGCTCTTTGAATCTTATGTGGACGCCAACGGGGTCGAAAAGAGCGAGTCTTTGCCTGTGGTGCCTAGTGTCCCTGTGGTCTTCTCACGAGGGCACACCTTCCCAGTGAGCGCGGGCGATACCTGTATGCTGTTGTTTTGTGACCGCTCGCTTGACGTGTGGCTCGCGCGCGGGGGCGATGTTGACCCTTTGGACGTAAGGCGCCACGATTTGACCGACGCTGTAGCCATCATGGGTCTGCGCCCGTTCTCTGCTCCCTTGTCTAGCTTTGACAACTCTCGCGCGCGCGTGGGCGAGGTCGGACACTACGGGCTTGCTGTGGGGAGCGGGGGGACCGAACTAGGCGTAAACGAAACCGACAGCGCCACAGAACAGGCGATTTTAGGCACTACTTACCACACAAATGAAGCTACTTTTTTGAACGCGCTTTCCACGGGAATGAGCGGACTTTCAACCGCAATCACAGGCGCGGGGGCTGCAATCACCGCTGCAATCACCGCAGATCCTACCCTCGGTCCTTTGTCTGGTGCGGCCACATCTCTAAATTCAGCTGGCTCCGTTCTCAGCACGTTGACGGCAGCGATCACCACTTTCGTGAACTCTCTGCCAGCGTCGCGATCGTCGCGCGTCAAACTCAAATAAGGGCCCCAAGGGGGACCTGATAAGGTAACAAGCTATGGGCTACATTCGCGACAACACCGCACTTCCCACAGGCAAGTCAGACTACCGGACGCTTGCGAGCGTGCCTGCTGGGCAAAAAATCACCGCGGCGGAACACAATACCATCATGGCCGCGGTTGCGGACGCTCGTTCATGGATGCTCGGCGACCAAGCGAACTATTTCGTTCTTGCCAACGGGTCCGACGGTGTTTCGGCTGCGAACACTTCCCGCATTCGCGCGAGTTCAAATCGCTTGCAAGTTTCGGAAAACGGGGCGGTCTACCAGTCTGTCAGGCCGGATGGATACAACGTTCGCGACTTCGGTGCCGTAGGTGACGGGGTGACAGACGACGCGGCCGCTATTCAAGCGGCAATGGACGCGGCTTTCGCAGCAGGGAAAACCCTTTACTTCGACGCGAAAACGTACCTTGTCAACACAGAACTGAAAGTGGTTGTGGCAAACGTTCGCATGCTGGGTCAAGGGCAAGAACGCACAATCATCAAAGCCGGTGCCGCTATGCGCGCGGTGCTGCGCTTGGGTGTTGACTCCGGTGAAGCGGGTTCGCACACTACGGGGACTTTTGAAGATTTTTCGATTAGAGGAAACCGCCTTGCGAAATATGGGCTGATGTTGCTCCGGTGCAGTAACTCCATGTTTGTGAACATGGATGTTCAAGGCGCCACCAAAGACGGTGTTTTTCTAGCCCACAAGAACACCGACGACAGCGTTCTTTGCATCAACGATAACAACACGTTCATCAATCCTCGCCTCGGCGGGAACGGTACGATTTACGGAACTACCGAGTTCGACGATCCAAGCGACGCCGTGGCCGACACGCGGCATGTTGGGTACTATGTTCCCGCAAATCAGTTCTCTTTACAGACGACAACCGTCACACGCACCAGCGGGAGCCCTACTCTCACCGGTTCGGTTGGCACCACGTTCATCACTTGGGGGTTTCGCTCCGGTGACCCCATTCGTGTTGGGGTTTCTCCTAACACTGAAGTCTTTGCCATTTTAACGGTGGACTCCGAAACACAAATCACGTTGGCCAAGAACTCGGGCATCTCTAGCTCGGGACAGCCTTGGTCGTGTGGTGTCGGGTCCGGTTACTGGGAGGACGGGCACTCTGACAACAACATCAACAAAATCTACGGTGGGCTTTTGCGTTCCAACGCAGGGTACGCGATGGCCTTCCGCGGGATTTACGGCCCTATGGTCGACGGTGTGTTCATCGATTACCACAGGTACTGGGCCATTCGCGTAGGCAATGACTCCGGCCAGTATTACGCAGGCGGAACTGCGCCTATTACGGGCGGGGGAATGGGTCCGGTTATCACGTCGCACTTCCGAAACATCTACTTCGAAGCCATCGGAAAAAAGCCCTTTTATTTCTTGGCTGCTACGGACGCAAACGTCAGCCACCCGATGGATACAGGATACGACTCCGACCCTTACGACCTCCACACGGCGACCGTCACGGGGAGCTACACAAACAAACGCGGCGTGCATGACTTAGTTGTTTGGGAAACCGCACAAGCGGGCGGGTCAATTCGCAACTACCTCCCATCACACATAGGCGAAGATTTTTCGAACATGGGGAAACTGTCTTTTGATGGCAAGGAATATATTCACGGAACCCATTGGGACGTGGCTACTACTTTGCCTTTGACTAAGGTGCACAATTCCCTGAACCCTAACGGAGCCTTGCGCACTGTCACGGCCACCCCAAGCTTCACGCTTTCCGTGGGGCAACTTGCAATCGTTCAAAACAAACCGGGCAGCGGGTTCAACATTGTCCTTCAAGATGAGACATCGCTGGCTGGTTCAAAGCTGTTTTTGAACGGCAGTGCCAACGTGACCTTGACCCCTGGCAGCACCATAACCCTTCTTTCAGATTCTTCCTATTGGTACGAAATCGGCCGCAACATCCGCTGATTTGAAAGCGAAAAAACATGGCTCTTGTAACTATCACCGAAGGCTCTAACGGCGACTTGGTTCTTGTGACCGAGACCGCGCCGCCCGTCGAGGTGGCCCGCTTCCGCGGGTCCGACAACGCTCTTGTGATTCAAGGCGAAGTTATCGCCACGGGAATCAACGGCCTAACAGCGTTCGATTTCAAAGCATCTGTCCGCATGGCCACCACCGTTAACCTCGTGGCCACTAGAAGCGGCAGCGTATTGACGGCAGACGCTAACGGCGCTTTGTCGGTTGACGGCGTGACCCCTGTGGTCGGTAACCGCGTGCTGGTGAAGAACCAAACGACGGGCGCCGATAACGGGATTTATACCGTGACGGTCATTGGCTCCGGTGGTGCCCCCTTCGTGCTGACCCGCGCGGCTGATGCGGACGTTGATGCGGAAGTCACCCCCGGCATGTTTGTTGTGGTTGAAGAGGGAACCAGCAATGGAGGCAAGGCATTCGTTATTACGACCGCGGCGCCTATCACAATCAATTCAACCGCGCTGACCTTCATGCAACTAGATGGCAGTGGTTCGCAGTGGACTACAAACGGCTCTGACATCAGCTATGCGGGCGGGAAAGTCGGAATTGGAGCGGGCGCGACTGCCCCCGCAACGACGCTTGATGTTTCAGGTGCGGCCGCTGCGAACATCATCAAGGCGAAGAACACCACGACCACGGGGCATTCTGCAATCGAGTTTTTTAAGTCTGACGATACGTCAAACGCCATCATTGGCGTGGGCAACGCCAGCGCGTCCGCTCCCATGGCGGGCAACTTGTTTGCCGATGCGAAAAACAGCGCCGATCATGTTTGGCTTGGCGATGGAACCGAACGCATGCGCCTCACCAATGCGGGCGTGTTGAACGTTGACGCGGGCACCTTGTATGTTGACGCGGCCAACAACCGCGTGAAGATTGGCGGAACATCCACCACGGCCGGGCGCACCCTTGACGTTCAGGGAACCATCTACGCAACCGGGCAAATCGACGCGACAGCGGGCATTGCAGCAACCGGAGCGGACCCCGTGCAAGCGAACCGGGTGCGCGTGGCCAGCTCTAACGCCATGTTGCAATTGCTGGGAACCGCAACCGCAACGCTGGACGCGGTTGGATTCGGCGCGGCCGTTCCCCTTACCACTGGAAAAATCGGCATTTTTTACAATGATGGCTTTATTACCGAAAAAGCCTACGTTTACGCGGACGGATCTTACCGTACTTCGACAGGCGCGGTTGTCGCACTTAACACCCCCGGCGCAACCTCCGCAGCGCTCACGGTAGCTGTTACCACGGGGGGCAGCGATACCGCTACCGTTACCAGGCCCGCGCAAGTGCACGGTGGGAGCCACGTGGCCGCGCCTTACCTCACCTTGTCCGGTGCATTGGCCGCGCTGCCAAAGGTCGCGCGACATCAAATTAACGTCCAGATGGGAGCAGGAACCTTCGCGGGCGCGACGGTCGAAGGTTTCGTGGGGTCCCCTGGCCTCAACATCGTCGGTAGTGCCGCCGCGGTAACTCCGACCACAGGGGTTGCAACCGGCACGGCCGGAGCAGGCACCAATAGCACCACAATCGTCAAACCTACGGCAGCCGCAGACTGGACAGCAAGCGACGCGGCCTTGCTTGGCAAGCTGGTCAAAATCACGGGCGGCGCAGGCGCGGGCTCTGACACCACCAACACCCCGGTGCTGCGCCCCATCACGGCGGTTACTACCACGACTTTGACGGTCGAAACCATTTCAGGAATGGACGATACGACCACGTTCGAAATCGTGGAACCGTCAACCCAGCTCACCGCGGTTTCTTCGATTGGTTTGTTGGTCCAAAATAATAACGCCCCTATCACACTGCGTTGCTTGAAGTTCAGCGGCGCCACGTGGGACTACTTGGTTAAATCGGTCAACAACGGAACTGTGATTCTGGACGGCTGTTACCTAGACAAGAACGCAGACGTAAACTCGGTTTACTCCAGCAAAGACTCTGACTTTACCGCTTCAAACTGTTCGCTTGCGTCGGGTGCGGATGTCCGCGTCGAAAACTGCGCGAAGTATGTGACCCTTTCGAACATCCGCCTTGCCGCTTCCGGCCCCTTGGCTATCAGCAAAAGCGCCAACGGGGAAGCGCGCGGAATCGTTTCGACGGGAGCGACCACGACGGTTCTTGATGCCCGCGCCATGAATGCACTTGATGCAGAAGTCAAAGCCGACGGGGGCACCGCAACGCCTATCTATCTGGAATCAATCGGGTATTTTGAGGCCGTTGGAAGTCGGAAGCTCACCGGTTCAAGCAACACGGGCGGTTCAACGTTCGGCCTACAGATAGAAAAATCGGGCCGGTACACCATAACCGGAGCCGATGTTACAGGGTCCGGGGGGGACGTAAAATTTATGGGGAACGCCGTGACTTGGGCGAACCTTTCGAGCGGAACCTATGGAATCGCGGAAGAGCACGCAGGCTCTGCGATGGCCAACGCTACCTACGGTAAGTCACTGAAGTATGGTAACTATCTGTTCAACGGTTCAATCGACGTTTCCGGCCGGTTGCTGCTTTACGGATACTTGAACCAAGCCTTCAACCTCGGAACCATCACTCTGAACGATGCCACGCTTTACACGATGGAATCGAACGGGCTTCGCGGGGGCGGCGTGTTCAACTGCACCAGCGCAAGCGGCCAAGCCGAGCTTCCGTCTAACTGTGCTATCGCGGGTGTGATTGTGACAATCGTCAACACGGGAACACAGACCATGACGGTTGTCGCGCCTAGCGGCGGGTCTATCACCGGCACCGCAACCGTGGCAGCTGGTGTGGCTGCGCAATTCTGTTCGCTCAATACGAACAGCGGCCACGACTTCATAAGGATTTCCTAATGCAATACGGAGCCGCACACACAAACGGGCTTTACACCGTCCCCAACGCATCGGGCACGCAGTTTATGGACGGTGTAAACAAAATTTGGGATTTAGGGATGAGAACCCTAAAAATCTACTGCACCCCAGATTACGCCACAAACTACCCTCTCGAGACGGCTTTTGCTTCCCCGGCCTCTCCGACAACGTGCACAGAGTTATGTCAGACAAACGAGTTTGAAGCGGCGTTCGCCTTGGCATGGGACACCGTTGTTATGACAACCTTCACCTTTGCCAACGGTTCCACAAACTGGTGGCGTGGGTTTGACGGGCCTACAAAAACTAAGTTAGACGCGGAATACACCGAGATATATAATTTGGCGGTACATCTGCTAACTACCTATAACGATTCAGGAAAACGATTTGTCCTACAAAATTGGGAGGGGGATTGGGCCTACATGGATGCGTTTGTGGCAGATACGGCCAACGAACGCAAGTATGTGGAATGGTACGCCGCGTTTTTGGCGATTCGTCAGAAAGCTGTGAGTGATGCGCGCCGCGTGACAGCCCACAAGAACGTCACGGTTCTGAATGCCATCGAAGTGAACCGGGTTTTAGACGCAATGACCTACCCACACCGCCCGCGCATTCTCACCAGCATTGCCCAGCGAATTCAGCCGGATGTGGTTTCCTATTCGGCTTATGATTCTACAATCGCCGATATTGGATACGGGGCCAACACGGCCGCTTGGGAAGCCCTTTGCACAACCAACTTCACAAAGGCCTTGCGTGCCATTAAGCGTGCTTTTCCGGGTGTGCCCATTTCGATCGGCGAATTTGGATTCCCGGAGAACGAGATTACAAACGAACAATTGAACCATGACGCGGGCGCGATGATTCAGAAGGTGAAAGACATCGCGCTTTCAGAGGGTTGCACGTGGCTCTTGTATTGGGAAGTGTTCGACAACGAAACCCACGGCACCTATACTTATCGCGGCTACTGGCTTAGAAAACCAGACAACACGCTCACCACGGCCGGGCAAAAGATGTCCGACTTTGCGAACGGATTGGCATGAGTTCGTTTCCATTAACGTTTGAGTACTCTTTCGGGGAGGAGGAAGAGACAACCCCGGTCACCGTCACAACCACGACGGCGCCTGAAACCGCCTTGCCTATCGGGCGCGACTTGGAACTTGACCCGGTGACACACGATCTGGTTCTTGAGGGCGGTGACCTACAGCTTGTGAACGACTTGGACGCCATTCGACAAGAGGCCGATATTCGCTTGAAATTCTTCCTAGGCGAATGGTTCCTCGACACTACGGTAGGAATTCCTTATTTTCAAAGCGTGCTAGTAAAGGCCCCGAACCTAGGTGGCATCAAAACGGTGTTCAACGACGAGCTTTTGCTTAGCGCGGGCATCGTTTCGGTTAAGAAGCTCGATTTGGTTTTCAGTCGGAGCACCCGCAAGCTGACGATCGACTGGGCGGCCGAATGCAACACAGGCGAGCTAGTCTCTAGTAACGTCTTGTTTGAGGCCTAACAATGAGCGGAATCGACAGCAACGGCTTCACCCCGAAGACCACCGAAGACATCAAAACCGACCTCGAAGGCCGGCTGCGGGCGTCTTTCGGGAACGCGATTTCGTTGATTCCTCAAAGCGTGTTCGGCCAGTTGGTTGGAATTTTCTCCGACCTTCTAGCGGACGCCTGGCAGTTAGGTCTTGCAATCTATAACGGCGCGTTCCGCGACGGCGCTAGCGGTGTAAACCTCGATTTGATTGGTGCCTTGACGGGTACGATTCGAAAAGACGCCACCTACTCGGAAGTCACGTTGACTTTGACAGGCACGCCCGGAACGGTCATTGCTGCGGGGAAAATCGCCAAGGTGCCCAGCTCAGGTTTTCAGTTCGCCAACGATGGAAGTTTGACGATTGGCGGGGGCGGTACGGTATCAGGGCCCTTCACCGCGACCGAAACCGGGCCGAAGCCCGCGTACGCTGGAACGGTCACGGAAATCGTGACCCCGGTTTCAGGGTGGTCTTCTGTCACGAATGCGGCTGACCACACCCAACTAGGAACCGACATCGAAACCGATGCGGTCTACCGGCTGCGGCAAGAGGCGGATCTTCGAGCCATAGGCAAGGCGACCACAGCGGCCATCCGCTCGGCTGTGTTGGCCGTCGATAACGTGGCCGATTGTTACGTTTTCGAAAACGAGACAGACGGAACCGACGCGGAAGGACTCCCCCCGCACAGCATAGAATGCGTGGTTGACGGAGGAACAACCGCGGCCGTAGCGCAAAGTATCTTGGACACTAAGCCCGTCGGAATCGCAACGCACGGGAGCACCACCCAAGCCGCAACCGACGCCAACGGGTTTAGTCGAAACATCAAGTTCAGCCGCCCTGCCGATTTGAACGTTTACATTGATATCACAGTCAAGATTGATGCTGCGCTCTTTCCTACAAACGGAGCGGACACAATCAAGCAAGCCGTGGCCGATTGGGGCGACTTGAACATTGTCTTAGGGACCGACCTCTACGGGTCCGCGATGGTTCCGACAATCTTCGACGCGGTGCCAGGTATTATTGACGTGTCGCCGCCCGAACTCGGGCTTTCTGTGGGGCCTACGCTAACCGCAGCAATCGTGACAACGAATCGCCAAAAGGCGAAACTTGATACAGCTCGCATCACAGTGACCACTACAACATGAGCTTTTCTAAAATCACAGACCATGCGGAGCGGGCCTTAAACAGGTTGGCTTTGCAGTTCTTCGAAGCGACACGATTGCGCTACATCGTTCAGGCCATCGGTGACGAAGTTCAAGAGCTTGAAAACGGTCTTTGGGATTTGCAGACCGTGAGGGATGTTGACGATGCGCCCGGTGCGGTGCTCGACAAAATCGGCGAACTTGTGGGCGCCCCTGTGCGCGGCCCTAAAGACGATTATCTTTACGGACTGAGAATCAAGGCCCAGTTGCTCCTAAATCGCGGGTCCGGTGACTTCGCGACGATTTACGACATTGCCGAAGCCATTGTTCCAGCTTGGGCCACGGCGGGCGCGAAAATCACAGAATACGTCGGAGCTTTTGAAATCTCCAGCAACCCAGGAAACACACTTTCGGAACCCTACGATCAAGTGAGGGAACTGGCCGCGGTGTTGAATGACGCCGCAGCGGGCGGGGTTAGAGCGATCGTTATGCACCGTGACCCGTCCATCGGTGGCGGAAATGCGTTTAGATTTGCAGGAGGCTCGGGCGCTAGCGCGGGCTTCGGTATCGGGAAGTTCCGCGCGGCTTACGACCAATAAGAGGATTTTGAATCATGGCGAAACCAGTGTCACTACCAAGATGGGCGAACCTTGCTGCAGGGGGCGATGTTGTTGACCCTCCGAGCGGGAAGAAAGATACCGGTTGGGTGAGCGCGGAAGAACCCGCGCACTCATACATGAACTGGTACATGAACCTAGTGTATCAGTGGGCGGCGTATCTTGACGGGCTGACAGCCGAGGCACTGACCTGGACTGCTGCCGCGGTGTTCAACGCTGGCGTGACAGTGACCGCGGATGGGACTGAGAAACTCACGGTGCAAACGGCCACGGGGCACACCGGTAACCTTTCCCAGTTTACATTAGGACACGGGACAGGCAACGCACTTGCTGCCACTAGCAACGATGGTTCAAACGCAACGGTGCTACTAACTAACACAGGTGCAGGGTTGGCTCTTCAGTCTGGTAACGCGTTGTTGACAGGGACCTTGGGCGTCGGAGGAACCGCCACGTTTTCCGGTCCAACGGTTGTGGACGATTTGACGGTGGGAGGGGACGTGTCTGTTGCAGGACAGTTCACCGGCGTGACAACTTTTGGAAACAACATCGTAGTGACAGGCAGGGTCATACCAACGCACCTTACACTTAACAACATTGCCACCCCGGGGACGCCGTTGGATGGCGACATGTTTCACAAGAATTCGGGAGCGGAGAACACCTATATCAGGCAACTGAACAACGCCCGTTGGACCCCGTTGGACCCGACAAAAGCGGCAGGGCGCATTACAACCGACGGTGCGGGGAATGCTGCCAGCGCGGCGGCGTGTAACATTGGCTCCGTGTCTTTGCCCGGTGGGAGTGTTTTGCGGGTGACGTTCTCGACTGCGTTGCTCGGGTCTGACGCTGACCTGATTTGTTTGGCTACGTGGGGCACCGCGCTAACATCTGCTAACGGGGCTGTCATTAAGGTCTACGCGCTCAGCACGTCAACCGTCGAATTCACTTTCTACGAAGTCAGCGGAACGGGACAGGGCACACTAATCAACCCAGCGACCACGGCGGTTGATTTGTTTTTCAAGGTCGAAAATTACGAGGCCGCGTGAAAAATGGAAACCCTCGGAGAAGTTGCCAAAGGCCTAGCGGAATCCCCCCTCTCATGGATGTGTGCGCTTTTAGTGGGCGCGGTTGCGTACCTTTGGAAGCAAGTACGCGAAAGCGAAAAGGCCCACACCGATACGCTTCGAGCGCACGCATCGGAGCAAAAAGAAATCTTGACCGAAGTTCTGCCGCTGGCCGAAAAGCTAGCGGATGCTGTCGAAGCACTTGAACGCGTGTCATTGTCGTTGCGAAAGGAGTAAGCATCATGAGTCCGAAGACGAAACTCAAGGAAGCAATCAGCCAGCGGAACGCACAAACCGACGAAACCAAGAAACTCACAGACAGGTTGAAGCAAACCCGCGAGCGTATGCGCGATGTTCTGAAACGCATCAAAGAACAATCCGTTTCGAGAGAAGAGAGTAACCAGCGCGGTGCAGCATGATGGGCGCCGCTATGGCACTGGTCATGAAAATCACACCCGCGCAGCTTCAAGCCGTAATGCCGCGCCTGCCCGCTCCAAAAGCGGAAGAGTACGCGCCGCACTTGGCCTATGCGATGTTGAAAGCCGACATCAACACCCCCAAGCGCTGCGCGGCGTTCCTTGCGCAACTTGCGCACGAATCTGGTGAGTTCCGTTGGATGGAAGAGATCGCAGACGGTTCCGCATACGAGGGCCGCAAGGACCTGGGGAACACACAGCCGGGGGACGGCAAACGCTTCAAGGGGCGCGGGCCTATACAGCTCACCGGGCGCGCGAACTACATCAAGGCAGGGCAAGCCCTAGGGGTGGACCTCATTGCGCACCCTGCCCTTGCTGCCACGGCTGAGATTGGGTTTCAGGTAGCGGCTTGGTATTGGAACACGCGGGGTCTGAACTCCAAAGCGGACGCGGGCGATCTTAAGGGAATCACCAAAGCCATCAACGGTGGCTACAACGGGCTATCAGATCGGGAGAAATACTATGTCCGCGCTTGCGAAGTTTTGGGAGTTTCTGAAGAACCACTGGCGTGAAGTTGGCCTGGCTTGCCTTGCACTAGGCGGGTTCTTCATCGGGCGTTTGACGGTTAAGCCTCTGGTGCAGACAGAGTATAAAGAGCGCGTTGTTTATCAAGACAAAATCGTTGAAAAAATTGTCACGGTCGAAGTTGAGAAGGTCGCGAAAGCCGAGACAAAAATCGTTTATCGTGACCGCACTGTCACGCCCGATGGGACAGTGACAGAACGCACGGTCGAAAAGACTGACACCAAAGAAGACACGACCAAAGAAGCCAGCGCTACGACTGAACGTGAAAAAATCGTCTATGTTGACCGCGCGGTCGAAGCCTCAAGAAAAGAAGAGACCCCCTTAAAACAGAATCACATTTCGCTGCTAGTGGGCTACGACGGAAGGCCCGCTTTTATCGAAGGGCTGAACAGCCGCGGTGTGGCGGGCGGGCTTCACTATGAACGCAGAATCTTGAATTCCCCTTTGTTCCTAGGCGCTTGGATAGTTCATACCGGTTCTGTGGGGGGGTCTGTGGGATTTGAATTTTAAATCTTGTTAGACTGTCGAAGATGCTAAACAAGACTTGCACACGCTGCGCCTGTAGTAAGCCACTTGAACGGTTCACCTTAGAAACAAAAGCATCAGGGCTACAGTACAGGCGCAACGTCTGTGCAGATTGCCGAAACATCCGGCAATCAAAAGAAGCTCCGATTTTTGCACGTGAAACAGCACCCGCGGATGAACCGACGCCCATGCGAGCCCCGCCCGTGTTTCGGGAAGAAACTCCGAAAACGGCGGCCGTTTCCCGCTCGGGCGGCTTAGAGCGGGTTTTGATTATTCCAGACACACACGCCCCATATCACGATGAACGCGCATGGCAAGTGATGCTTGCGGCCGCTCG